CCGCCAGGAGGAGGAGCTGCAGGGCACCATCGAGAGCGTGAGGGAGCGCGTGGCGGCGCTCACCGAGGCCTACAACGACGCCTACAACGCCGCCTATGAGAGCGTCAGCGGCCAGTACAACCTGTGGGACGAGGCCGCCGAGGTGGTAGCGACCAGCGCCGGGAGTATCAATTCCGCCCTGGAGAGCCAGATAACCTACTGGCAGGACTACAACGCCAATCTGCAGTCCCTGACCGACAGGACCGGCGACATCGAGGGGCTGAGCGACATGATCGCCAGCTTTGCCGACGGGTCCGCCGAGAGCGTGAACGCCATCGCCGGCCTTGCCAGCGCCAGCGACGAGGACCTGGCCGCAATGGTCGCCAACTGGCAGGAGCTCCAGGCACAGCAGGAGGAAGCGTCCGGCAGCATCGCAGACCTGAAAACCGACTTCACCGCCACCATGGACGAGCTGGCCCTGGAACTCGCCGCGGATATTGAGGCCATGGACCTGGGGACCGAGGCCGCGGAGAGCGGCAAGGCCACCATCCAGGGCTTTATCGACGGCGCGTCCGGGATGCAGGCTCAGGTGGAGGCGGCCTACTCCAGCATTGCGCAGGCCGCCATCGACGCCATCGACGCCAAGCTGGAGATCCACAGCCCCTCCCGGGTGATGGCGGAAAAGGCGGAAATGACCTGGGC